AATGTAACAAAAGAAAGACTGGACAAAAAAGATTATCAGTTTTTAACACAACGTAGCCAGGACGAAGTGATGGAAAACAAACTACACGGAACAAGCCAAAAAAGTTTCTTAGAAACAGGCACAGCAAAACTTATTATTCAACATAGTAAGACAGTAGACGAAACAAAGATGGGTGCGAGAAGTCGCAATATCAGTGCTATCTACATTGAGAATGCAGAAGGCGAACGCTTTAAATTTGCTAACAACTACCTGCCAGGAGCGCGAGCAATGGCACGCCATGTTAGCAACGAAGGGCACACTCGTGATGATCGTGGCAAGCACATTGTAGAGATTATGACAGAAATGCAGAATCTTAAGACATTTGTCCGTGCAATTAAACGTGAAGATTATGCTACAGATGAACAGAATGAAATTATTGAAGCGGCAACTGATCGCTACTATGGACTAAAGGATACCCTAAAGACACTGGCGTCTGCAAACGGGTATGCAGAATATTTTGAAAACTGGAGTCCACAAGAAGTTGAAGAAGAAGGTGACTTAGAAGATCTTAAAACAAAACTAACTCGTGAAGTTTACGACGAACGCCTCACAGATAGTTTACCTAGTGTGAGACGAGCAATGAAAGAACGTGCAAAAGTTCAGGAAGCAAATATGCAAGACCTAATTGATTTTGCTAACAGCGATGAACCTATTGAAGTATATGATAATCCAGCAGATATTGCTGAACTTGACAACTATATGCAATTTATGAAGAACAGTGATATGGATGCAGGCAGAAAGAATCGCAGTATTCTAGTTGCTATTATGAAATACTTGTCAAACAATATGACAAATGATGCTGCAGCAAATGCACTTAGTGACATTGAACTTGACGATTCAGCACAGCAGGTAATGGCTTTCAAAATTGCAAAGAAGTATTTACAGGGTAAGATAGCAAAGAAGGCACCCAAGGCTAAGAAAGATTTATACGGCAAAGATAAAACTGAAGGCATAACATTTGAGTCATATGCACAGCGTATGGACATGATTTCAGAAGGCACATGGGCACTACCTGAAACAGAAGCAGATGCAATGAAAATTGCTGGAATGATGGCTAATCCTGTTGCACTAGGCGATGGCGGTGAAGATGCTATTAATGCACTAGGTGGACTAATAGGCGATGATGAATTATGGGATGACCTGGGTGTTGCAGGTGACAAAGATCCAGAAGGTGATGCTAGACCAATTATTATTGGTTGGATGATGGATCACACTGATTGGGAAAATCCAAAGTACAGTGAAACAATTAAAATGGCACTAGACAAAATTAAGTCTGATGGCAATGACAGCGAAATGACTATTCCAAGAACATTTGGTAACAAGCGTGAAGATGTTGAAGTAACAGAAGGCATGATGACACTTAAATGCAAGCACTGTGGTGATATGCTAGGACAACCTACAACAGATTGTCCTTGTGATAGCATGGATCCAAAAGGTGATAACTGGATGATGGTTGACATTGACGGTGACGGTGATTCAGATATCGCTGTACAGAACGAAGGCAAAATGAGAGACCTTGCAATGCACATTGAAGATATGATTAGTGACGGTGCAAGTAATGAAGAAATTAAAAAGATGCATCCAATGGTAAGTGATAGTGATATTGATAGCATCCGTAGGGATATGCAGGAAAGTGTAGAAGAGACAACAGAAGAATTACCAGAGGCAGACGAAGTGGCGGAAAGCATTGCGAAAATGAAGGCAATGGCAGGCGTAGGGTCAAAATTTAAGAGCAACCACGGCATACATGAAGGCGAAGAGGGATACCAAATCACACCAAGAAGTATTGTTGCAAGACAGTTACGCAAACTACAAGACTTAGAAAAGTAAACCAACACACTACTAACTAAACAGGGCTCAGGCCCTGTTTTTTTATGTCAAAAAAATCACAAAAAAGTTATTGACTTGATAAATAAAAATGCATATACTGTATCTACAGTATGTGAATAGGCACATACAAGGCTAAAAAAATAGGCACATATAGGAGAAAATATTATGGCAACATCTTTGGCAGAAATTAGAGCAAAACTAAAGTCTCAAGAAACACGCGGTGAGCGTACAGGCGGCGGCGACAACGCAATTTTCCCACATTGGAATATCCCAGAAGGCAGTACTGCAGCAGTGCGGTTCCTACCTGATGGCGATCCTAACAACACATTCTTTTGGGCTGAAAGGCTAATGATTCGTTTACCCTTTAACGGTGTTAAGGGCGATATGAATAGCAAGCCAGTAGTGGTTCAAGTCCCATGTGTTGAGATGTGGAATGAAACCTGTCCAATCCTCACAGAAGTGCGTGGATGGTTCAAAGATTCAAGTCTAGAAGAAATGGGTCGCAAGTACTGGAAGAAGCGTAGTTACATCTTCCAAGGCTTTATTAATGAAAACCCAATGGCAGAAGATAACACACCTGAGAATCCAATTCGCAGATTTGTTATCTCACCAAGTATCTTTAACTTGATTAAAGATGCACTTATGGATCCGGATATCCAGGAACTTCCAACTGATTATACCAATGGATTGGATTTCCGTATCACAAAGACTACTAAGGGTCAGTACGCAGATTACAGCACATCAAAGTGGGCTCGTAAGGAAACTGCACTAACTGAGTCGCAAATGGCGGCTATTGAGACACATGGTCTTAATACACTTAGTGACTTCCTTCCTAAAAAACCTACTGAAGTAGAATTGCAGTGCATTAAAGAGATGTTCGAAGCAAGTGTAGATGGACAACCTTACGACGTAGAACGTTGGGGTCAATACTATCGTCCATACGGCGTTGATGCTCCTGCTGGCTCCTCAAAAACAGATACGTCTGCGGCAGTCACACCAACAGAAACACCTGCTCCGGCACCAACTCCTGCACCAGTAGCAGAGACTCCTGCTCCTGCTCCACAAACTGAAACTGTGGCAGCACCTGCAGAAGCACCTGCTGGTGAAAGTAAGCGGGCAGAAGACATCCTTGCGATGATCCGTAACCGCCAATCATAAGGCATAAGTAAGGGCGAGCAGTATATATACTGCTCGTCCATTCTACAAGGAAAGGTAATTCTATGGCAAAGCCGTTTGACGTAAGCAAATTTAGAAAAGATATTACAAAAAGCATTGATGGATTAAGCATTGGCTTTAATGATCCTACTGATTGGATCAGCACAGGCAGTTATGCACTTAACTATCTTATTAGTGGGGATTTCCGCAAAGGTGTGCCTATGGGCAAAGTTACAGTGTTTGCTGGTGAATCTGGTGCAGGTAAAAGTTATTTTGCAAGTGGCAACATTGTTAAAAATGCACAAGAGCAAGGTATCTTTGTAGTACTAATTGACAGTGAGAACGCACTAGACGAAGCATGGCTACAAGCACTGGGTGTAGACACAGACGAAAGCAAACTGCTTAAACTTAGTATGAGTATGATTGACGATGTTGCTAAAACAATCTCAACATTTATGAAAGACTACAAAGCAATGGTAGAAGAAGAACGTCCTAAAGTGCTATTTGTAGTTGACAGTTTGGGTATGTTGCTAACGCCCACCGACGTTGATCAGTTTGACAAGGGTGACATGAAAGGTGATATGGGTCGTAAGCCCAAGGCATTGACTGCACTTGTTCGTAACACAGTTAACATGATTGGTAGTTACAATGTAGGCATGGTGTGTACTAACCACACTTATGCGTCGCAGGATATGTTTGATCCAGATGATAAGATTAGTGGTGGTCAAGGCTTTATCTATGCTAGTAGTATTGTGGTTGCTATGCGTAAACTAAAACTTAAAGAAGATGCCGATGGCAACAAGATCAGCGATGTAATGGGTATTCGTGCGGCTTGTAAGGTTATGAAAACACGTTACGCTAAACCTTTTGAAGGTGTACAAGTTAAGATTCCATATGAGACTGGCATGGATCCTTACAGTGGACTATTAGATTTGTTTGAAAAGAAAGGTCTACTTACAAAGCAAGGCAATCGTCTTAAGTATACTACGAGTGCTGGAGAAGAAATGCTAGAATTCCGCAAAGGCTGGACTGGAGACAAACTTGAAGTAATTATGCAAGATCTTTCTGACCTAGATTTGCTAAGTATAGAGGATGCGCCTGCTACTATTACAGCACCAAACGGTGATGTTGTAAATGCAGAAACAGGCGAAGTACTTGAGGAAGCAAACACAGATGCATGAAGAAATAGTTAAAAATGTATATACTATTTTGAAACAGTACATATCGCAAAAAGATATGCAACAAGCAACTGATCATCTAGTAGATGATCTACAAGAATTGCTTGACGAGGAAGAACTTTATAGACTGGCAGGCTTAGACAAGTATATCAAAGCAAGTGTGCAAGATATACTTGGCGAACCTGAAGAGGACTTCGAATACGAAGATGAAGACTATTGAGTCAATGGTATAACAGAGTTGTAAACAATCTTGCAGAAATTCCACAGTTCATTGGATATTATGAAAGTGAACTTGAAGAAGCAAAACATGAATGTGGTGTAAAAGGCATTGTTGAACGTAACATCAGTGCCTTACCTGGTATCACAGAGCATCGCTTCAATCAATTACAAGAAATTGAAGCAGTACTAAACTTCTTAAACATACAACTGCGCAAGATAAGACGCAAGCATTTTCAAAAGTATTTGGAAGGATATGCTCGTGCGCTAACAAGTCGTGATGCAGAAAAGTATGTGGACGGAGAAGATGAAGTTATTGACTTTGAAACTATCATCAACGAAGTTGCACTGCTACGCAACAAGTGGCTTGGTATTATGAAAGGCTTGGATGCTAAACAGTGGCAGATGGGACACATAGTTCGACTACGCACTGCTGGCATGGAAGATATTAGGATCGAATAGTGCGAGACAGTAAGCCAACATTAGAGATACTAAACCAGTTTGATGATTTTAAACGTAGTATCAAACACATGGCAGACTTTGGTTGTGGCAACGGTAGTGATCTAGAATACTGGGCAAATATGCGTGAACTGCTAGAAGATGGAACCGAAGGTCGGTATCTAGACTTTAACTGCGTTGGCTTTGATTTGAACTGCGAACATATAGAACCACAAAGACACAACATAAAATATAGAAATTTTGATTTAAACACAGACGATACAATGTGGAGTGTTAAATTCGATGTTGTATGGTGTCATGATGTTATGCAGTACATTTATAGCCCTGTTGAGTTTTTAGGGCGTGTAAACCGTGCAATGAGCATGGGAGGCATGCTATATTTAGGTGTGCCTAGTACAGTAAATGTATTACAGCATCGTTTTCAACATTATACACCTCCTATGCATTATAATACTTTTACAGTAACACAACTCGTATATCTTCTTGCAATTAACGGTTTTGATGTAAAAGACTTTTATCTACAAAAAATAAAGTATGATGATTGGATTCAAGTTGTAGTTTACAAAGAGCGCGAACCTTTGTCTTATAATACTAGTTGGTATAGTATGGTAGACGATGATTTACTTAATGATAATATGCGAGAACTTGTTTTAAAAAATGGAACACTAACTGATCAAGGATTAGTTACTACTTGGTTAGATGGAACCGTCCAAGACTATAGATGGCATACATAAGTCATAAAAAAAGCAGCGTTTCCGCTGCTTTTTTATTATCCTAATAAAAATTAGAATTTCATTGTAAGACCAATTGCAGTTGTTTCTTCACTAGCAGTC